ACCGACAGCGATACTTGCATAAGCTCTCATATCGGTAACTCTTAAATCATACACTTTCCCACCGAGTGTCTTATCTCGCTCAATGGCTAACTTAATGCTGGATGCACCAGTGCTAGAACAGAACGCATCTATGGCGTTTTGGGCTGATCGTTCAGCTACGCGACCAACAAGAACCACAACTGTAAAGGTGTAGGTCTGCATTCCACGTTGAAACGTATCGTCATAGGCAATAGAGTCAGGCTGAACAATGGCAATCGGTGGATTTGGATTGTCAGGCATAACGGCTGCTGTGCGTAGCCCAGTAATGCTTGCAAGGTTAGTGGCAATCCCTGTACGGATTTCAGATAGTTGAGCCATTAAGCAAAGTTTCTCATACGGCGATACGGAGCTACCAACTGCGCAACGTCTGGGTCAATGTCCCTAGTTACAGAGATCGCGCCGAGATCCCCGAAGCCAGCCACGCCGAGTGGGCTATCGAGCCGCTTAAAGATACGGCTAGCCTGAATGATGCAAGCCTGAGTGATAGCGATAGGAACAGATGAATAACCAAAGACGGCTGTTAGTTTGACAAGTGCTTGACCTGATTCAACTGGAAACAAGTAATTTTCAACAGCGCGAATGCGTGTGTATGGAACTTGTAAACCATCTACGTTGCCGTTAAGTGGTTCTAGTTGATAGTCACCTACTGCCCAAGTTGTGTCAAATATTCCATCACCGGCAGATGAACTTTGCAGTGTTATTGCTGTGCCTGAAATATCGTCAATTTGTGTAACGTAAGAATCGTCAGCTGCATAGTAGCGCGTTGCTGTTCCTGATGAGTAAAAGTATCGCCCAGCATGTCCGTCAATAGCTCGTGAAGCAGACTCCACAGCCATTTCTAATAGCGAATCATCTACGGCATCTTGAATTCTTAGTGCCGCTTTGAGCTGCGCTAAAGTTGCGTATCCGTTGTTTATTGCCAAAGTAACTCCTAAGTCTAGGTCTATTCTACTTGCGTTCTGCTAATGCCCTACGGATACCTTCACGCAAAGTAATCTGCGGAATAAAATACTGATGCGATAAATGCGAATCACCAACGCGATACTCAACCCCAGTAGGCGCAGTCACTATGTGGTTAAAGATTGGTTTGATGCCTGCTTCCTCGCAGACCATTTGAGCAAGGTCATTGAAGCTAGTGGCAAAGCCTGAACATAGATTAAACGTGCCAAAGTACCCAGTCTGAACATGCCACAGCACAGCTTGAACAATGTCCTCAATGTGGATGAAGTCGCGCACTTGCTCACCGTCACCCCAAATGTCAAAGACTTCTACCTTGGCTAGAGCGCGGTCAATGAAACTAGGAAACGGATAGTCAGCATCTTGGTCTGATCCGTAACCACTAAAAGGTCTAAAGACAAACACGTTTGAGTCAGTTACAAACTGCGCTAGGTATTCCCCGGTAAGTTTTGCCCAGCCATAAGTTAGGTCTGGATTCCTAACGCCATCTAGATTCAAGTCGTATTCAGCTAGGCGGTGTCTGCGGTGTGAGTTCTGCAAGTCAATCGGGTAAGCAGCCGAGCTAGAAAAGTAGACCACGTTCTTAGGCTTAGTCTTTTGCACCCAGTTAAAGAACTCTGCATCTATGGATAAGTCTGTGGCTACGCTTAGTGGCTCACCCTCAATAGTTGCGCGACCACCAACAATGGCTGCTAAGTGAATTACTAGATCGAACTGATCTGTATTGCTTTTGAAGAAATCCCTGCAATCATTGCCGTCTTTTAGGTCAATGCCTGTTATGTCGCTATCTGGCAAAGCCTTAACAAAGTTACGACCTACGAAACCCTTATGCCCTGTAATAAGAATCTTCATTACCAAGCCTTTACATTCTCAACGTCATTGCTAAATTCTGTGGCTAGGTATTCAGCAAAGATAGCCTGATCGCCATTGTGCATCTCAACGGTGTTTACAGCTGCGTATCTATCGTCATGGGCTGCCTTACCGTTTGTGTAGTGCAAGTGTTCAATGATTACCTCTGGCAAGTAGTTCACGTTCTCTAAAGCGTGACCCATTGCAAGCCAGTAGTTATCTAGGAACAAGTGCTTTAAGGCTGGCGGTGACATAAATCCAGTAGCCCTAATGATCTTGCTAGACATAACTACGGCAGTTGGTAGGTTCTCGCCTTGCAGTAAATCGTTTCCATAAGCAATGCCCGGCTCAGTCCCAATAGCTTCTGCAAGTTTCGTATCCCAGCCACCTGTGCGCGGTAGGTGATCATCACCCATAAAACAGATGTAATCATAGTCAGGCGCAAACCATAAAGCCCAGTGGTTAAGTGTGCCGTTCATCCCCATACGATCAGCAATGCAAACCTTGACGTTATTTAGCCCAGCAGTTTCTGCCATGAGTCCGTTATATGTTTTAACGTCATCTGCATCTATTGCAAAGATGACTTCTGTAAAGTCTGCCGTTGCGTTGATAGCTTCAAATAATCTAATGGCGTTATCGTTGCGCCCTCTTGTCGGAATGATTGTAAGCATTCTCATTGCTGCACCAGTTTCCAAAATGTATCGCCTGCCTTATCTATCATGTGGCGCAATGCATCTGCATCATGCCAATCTTCAACGCTAGTAATTCCTACGTTCTCGTTCGTGTGAATCCTGCAACCTGAAAGCACCGCTTCCATTACTGCGCGACATTCTGACTCAAAGGCTAATGGTAAATGCACAAACCATTCGACTCTTGCCATTGCATCTAGTACCTGTTCACGCGGTACATCTGTCAGAGCTTTGAACTCATAACCTGCTTGTGCTGCCCAAGCGTGAGCGCGTAGCTGCCCCTTTAGCGGATGATTCCTAGCAGCCCATAGTGCTATTGGTTTCTTGTCCATGTGGTCGTAGCACTTGCTCGTATCAAAGTAGCTTAGAACTTGCGCTGTCTTGCGTGGCTTTGTCCAAGATAACTCTCTGCGCATGTGTGCAGGGGTATGGGTTGCGAATAAGCGAGAGCCACGAATCAAAGCATTAAGCCCTGCGCGTGGGGTTTGTAAGTGATGCACGAATACAAATGGGTCATACTCTGCCAGTCTGTATAGCTGAGCCTCCGTGAACGCATCTGTGCCTGTGACTATGACTGAATCAAATTGGTGTATGTCGTGTGTATCGAATGTGTATGGGGTGACAATTTCGATCTCATAATCTAGAGGAGCTTGTAAACGGTATTCATAGTCAGACATTTCAGCCCCACCTGCGAACTGCCCCGTGAATAGCCCTCTGGGACTCACAGAGCCACCGTGAGCCACTTTAGGCGCATTCTCTATGTGATGCGTGTACCAGCCTATTTTCATGCTTATAGTCGCTCGTAGGCTTTAGTTTCTAAGACTGCTAAAGCTGGCTTCCAATGCTGCTGAAAGACGGTATCGGCGTTATACGCCTTAGCAAACTCTTGTGCCTTTTCTGATCTGCCACGTCCACGCTGATAAGCCTGCTCTAGTGCATCCACGATTGCAGGAACGCTAGGCATGTGGAACCAAGATGACTGCGGTGCATCCCAAAGCGGTTGCCCGTCAATTAGCCAGCCGTCACCTAGTAGCTCTGTTGAAGCTGCAAAGTCGCTAACGATTACAGGTGTTCCACAGGCTTGCGCTTCAATAGTTGGAATACCAAAACCCTCGCCGTATGAAGTAGCAAGCAATACATCCATAGCCGTATAGATCGTGGCTAAAGTCTGCTGGTCAATACCAGTCCGATAAGTGTATGGCTCAACAAACTTAAATTTGTCCTCAGGAACTCCACAAGATTGAAGCAACTGCATTAACTTAATTCCGCCGAGTGAGCCAAGCTGATCAGTATGCAGATAAAGAACTACGTCATCATGTTTCTGTGCAAACATAGAGAACGCCAGAATGTTCTCACCAAATGCCTTGCGATTAGGGCTAACACCTTTATTAGCTGCGTTCATTCCTACAACAAATTTATCTTCGCCAATGCCTATGTAATCTCTGCCAGTAGTTCCTTTATGGCGTTTCATTGGCTTAAAGACTGACTCAATTCCATGTGGCACATAAAGCGATTCAATGCCTACATTTTCAATCATTGACTGCCCGTATTGGCTCATAGCAATAGGCGTTACAAAGTCTTGTGCTAGCCACCTAGTTACTTCTGGCGGTGCAGGAATGTGATCTATTGGAACCCAGCTAGCCACGTTCCAGTCAGACCAACGATCACCTTTGAAAACCCATACATCATAGAGAGTAAAAAGAATGTGACCCTGCTTAGGGTGGCGTGTAGTCCAATCGTGCATGTGTGCAGGAACTACATCATTTGAATACAAGTCCGCGCCACGTTGATAAACGGTCATCCCGTTCCAGTCTGTGTTGCTTCCCTCTAGACCGTAGTTGTTAAAGATCGCTACATCGTGACCAAGCTCTTTTAGTCGCTGGGTTACTTGCGCTGTTTGAGTTCCATAACCAGTTGCAGCCCAAGGTGCGTTGCTGTTCCATCCGATTGCTAAGGGTTTTGACACAGGGTAATCCTTTATTCGCAGGTGCTTTGAACCTTACATTAAAACGTGGTCAAATAAAAGCAGAACCCCACCAAGCCTGCGCTCTCGGTGGGGTTCCACGTTTTTGGGTTTCCTTATTAGGAAGCTGCACCAGCAAAATACTTCACATGTGAAGTCTGGATTAGATTTCCGTCCACGCGCATGGTTGCGCGGAACGTGATCAAATCGTTTTGGAAGGCATAGTCATCCGAACGATCTAGGCGTAATCCACCAACGGTGCGAGCAAAGTAACTTGGCAAGTGACCAAAGATTACTGACTTCGCGCTTGTTGCTGGGTCTGCCATTGCTGGATTTTCGTAAATTGGGTAACCAAGCAATAGATCACGAGCATCAGCAGATAGGGATGGGCTGAACAGGTACTGTCCGGCTGAATCCTTTAGCTTACGAACAGCAGCGATTGCCTGAGCATTCATTTGCCATCCTGTACCCGGTAGAGTGCGACCTGCGGTATCAACGCTGTAAACCAAGTCAATTAGGTTGTCAGCAGTGAATGCGCCTGTTACGCCAGTTCCACCAGTGATGCCTGAACCTGCAGCAGTTACGATACCTGTTGGCTGTACTGTTCCAGTTCCAGTTGTTAGTGCGCCATTGACTGCGTAGCCAAGAGCGTTACCTGTTTGCTGTGCAAGGAATCCAAGAATGTCTACGCCTGCATCTTCAACCATTTCGCGGCTGATCTGGGTCAAGAATGAGTACTTGTAAGCACCAAGTGTCTTGAATGCGTTGAATGTTGGATCGCTTTCACCAATAGCAGCAGCTTCAGAAGAAACCGTACCGGTGCTGTAAGCACTTAGTGAAGGAATCTGAAGGTTTTCGCCGCCAGCAGTGTTAAGGATTGTTGATGTTTCTAGCATCGGGCCAACGTGACGAGCAAGCATGATTACCTGATCGTAGAAAGAGGTCGGTACTGGTGCGCCAGTTGAACCCTTTGTTACATCGCGCTTCTCGAACGAGTGGGAACGAATCTCACCACGAGCAAGGGAACGGATTAGTTCGGCTTCGTTGATTTCTGGAACAGATACAACGGCTGGCTTAACTTGGGCTTCAAAGCCCTTCATTGCTTCGGCAGCACGTTCTTCACGCTCTGCTTGGGCTTTCATTGTTTCCATTACCTGTGAACGTGAATCAAGGTCAGCCATGATGCGGTCATAGGTTTGGTTTTCTTCTGCGGATAGATCGCGCTTTTCAGCTGCTGCTGAGTCGAGAAGAGCCTTTGCTTCTTCCCAAGCCTTTGCACGAGCTTCCGCTTGCTGACGGATGTAGTCAGACATGTGGACTCCTAAAGTCTTAGATTGGATTGGGTCTTACAGGTTCTGCGTGGCTCCACGACAGTAGCGCACCTATGGCTCCACAGAATGCTTATCTAATTATGGCACAAATAAAAACAGACCCAGATGCTTCCCCACATCTGAGCCTGTTCTTTGAATTTATGTTAGAACGTTTTTAGCATTAAATCAAGTTGCTTACGCTTAATCTCTAGCATGTCTACTTGACTTGGCTGGTCAACGCGTAACTTCTGCACCACTTCACTAATTAAATCAGCATGACTAGCATCTAAAGTTTCGCCTGCTTCTAGCTTTAGAATCGCATCGCTTAGAGCATCAACATCAACGGCGGTACGTTCTGCAAGAATGTCTAACGAACGAACGCTTGCAGTTGTTGCTTCATAGGCTGGAAATCCAGTAACAATGGAAACCTCGTGCAAACGTACTTGATGAAGTTCACGAGTTGCGCCATCGCTTGACCAAGCATCACCCTTTGGTGGAACGCTAAAGCCAAATGACATGCTCGATACATCGCCACGCTTCATAAGAACCGATAGATCGCGCCCTGCGCTAGTGTCTGGCAATTCAGCCTGAGCAAGTAGACCGCGTGAATCCTCAGTTAGTTTTAGAGTTCCAGCGCGTGTAGAACCTAGAACTACGTCAGTATTGTGATTCATAAATAGCTTGATCTCATTGCGTGACTTCAAGGAACGCTTAAATGCACCCTCACGGATTACCTCTGTGAACGGTAGCGGTTCTGACGGACTATTAAAAACGGCTGCATAGCCAGTGAAGCTCATGCCATCGCTTGATGCTTCCCCATTACGAACATCAAACTCAACGGTATTAACACGGCGTTCTACATTGGTGGTCATTGACTGCCTTTCATCCTTGTTTAAGTTTAGCGCGATTGAACGCCATTTCTCATTTTGTAAATCATTCGCGGTGCGTTCTTCTGCGCGTATACGTTCTACAACACCCTGTGCATAATCTAAAGCACGTTGTGCTTGTCGCTTAGTCGGTCCACTTCCCCAAAGTAAATGAGCTACGACTCCTGCACTTGGGTAGTTTTCAGAGTTAGGGTTTGCATCTGGTGAATCTAGATCGCCTAAGTGACGAGCTATCCAAGCAGCTGTGCGAATCCATTTGTCATCTGAAACTTGACCGTCTGCCATTAGACGGGCTTCACGAATAGTGCGCTCAACTAAGCCATCACCGCCAAGACCCTCAGCATTGTATTCAAGTCCACGCCTTGCAGCTGATCGCATGTAGGCAGGTGCATCTTGATTTATGGCGCGTAGGTCATCCTCATCTTCATCCATGTCATTCATGTCATCGTCTGACTGCCAAGCGTTGCAGTAGTAACCGCCATCAACAAATTCATCCCACTTACGGCAATAAGCCTTAGTGCCATCTTCACTAACTACGTCATCGTCATAGAAGAAACAGTTACCACAGGCGCGACCCTCTGGAACATCTTGCGCTAGTGCTGGTCTGTAATTCTCTGGCAAGGCGCGTTCCCCACCCGGTTCCATGTCCTCAGCTAGAGATACGGCAACCATCTGATCTATGGCAGCTTGCTTTGTTGTATGGCAGCCGATAACTTCGCCATCCTCTTTAGTAGTTGCCCAGCCTGAGCAACCTTCTGCGCTATCTGTTATGAAGTACGGCATTAGTCCTGCTTAACTACTAGCACTTGAATTTCAACTCCCGTTGTATCTGACACAGCCCACAGATCATCACCGGGGCCAATAGTAATCATAGAAGTTTGAGTTGCTACCGCGTGGATTCCAGTAGTCATAGTCACGCCTGAATTGCCAATGTAAATTTCTTTGTTTTGTGCGTGTTCGTGATTATGAATGCAAACGTGCTGATTCATGCGATCAGGTGGCACTATCTGGCGCGGTGTGTTTGCAGTTAGTGTGAACTGCGCTGTTGAGATTGGCATTCAAATCCTTAGAGCATTAGAAGCAAGTCTGCTTCATCTTC